TGTTGCTAGTGTTGGAGATAGCGCAGTCCAGAATTCCTTGGCTTTTTCTGGTGGTTGTACAAACGCAAACTCGTCACAGTATATTAATGATAGTGATTTACCACGTCCTGTGTTTTCTGTTGTGGTTGTTGCTTGTATTCTTGAACCATTATCGTATTCAATGGTGTTTCTATTGTAACTATAAACACCAGCACGAATAAAATCAGGCAAATTTTCATAACCAAAGCGATATCTGTCCATGATATCCTTGGCACCTTCGTATTTGTGGGCGGCAATTAGAACCTGAGAGTCAGGAACAAACATTGTGTACCATAATAGGTACGCTACTGCCGTAGTAGTCTTACCCATCTGTCTGGGTAACATAGCAATACACTGTTTATTTTCGTGATAAGCATCAATAAGACGTTCTTGATACTCATACATATCGAAAGGAATGCTTCCTTTTACAGGATGCTGAATTTGTATAAAAGTTTTAGCGAAGTACATTGGACCCGTAACAGGATCCATACACTTTTCTAAGTGTTCTACTTCTTCTAGTGTATATTTTTGTTGGGCATGTGCCTTTTTGATAAGGTTGCCGTCTAAGCTCTTTGCCATATCAATATTTAACCAATAATTTCGTCGTAATAACCTGTATTGAATCTAGCGTCAAACAGTTTGCGTCGATCTTGCTGTATTAATATGGGGATCGGTGAAGCAAATGGCCCGTTTGTGGGTTCACTCCATAACCATTCGTACTCTAGACTAGTATCTAGTTGTTTACAGAGCTTTTTCAAGCGCCTGCGATTGGCATTTTTAACTATGTATACGATTGCTTGGTTGTTACCTAAGTGTTCCCACTCGCCATCCCAAGATCTAATTTTGATTTCACCCTTTTTATAGGCTGTGTAACTCCAAGGGCAAACTTTTTTGATTTTATCGAAGTATTCTAACCAATCAACCTTTTCCGCGACCACGGCCTTTTCCTCTACCGCGCCCCTCAGTTGTTGTTTGATCTTCCATTTTCTTCTTGCCACGTCCACGTCCACGGCCTTCAGTTGTTGTTTGATCTTCTTTCTTTGCTTCGCTCAGTGCTTTCCAAAGTTCTTCTTTAATCTTACCACGTAGATCTTCTTTGGATTCAACAGCACGTGGATTATCACCACCGTTTACTGCTGGATAGCCTTTTTTGCTCTTGTGTAGATCGTCACCATCAGGAACACTAGCAGATAGATCATCATATTCCTCGTCTGGCTCGTTAGCATATTCTTCTTTTTTGTCAACATCTAAATCTGGTTGCTTGTCGCCATCCATGTCTAGATCTAATTCGCCTACCTCATCGTCTTTTGGTAGCATCTTTAGTGGTGGCATAGACATTGGCATTGGAGGTGTTGGTAATGGTGCGTCACCCTTTGGCATCATGTCTGGATTTACCTTAGTAAGTAATTTCATCATGCCTTCAATATTATCCATTCCCTGAGCATTTAGGTTTACACTCATGCTTGGTGGAGGTGTATCTGGTTTTTCCATTGCTGGCATAGGTGCGTCCATGTTTGCGTCCATTGCTGGATCGCCACAGGCCTCATCAGTTTGCGTATCAATTGCTCTAATTTTCTTGTAAAGATCTCTAAAATCCATTATTAACTCCCTACAGCACTTTTAGTGCCGGTTTTATCTTGTTTAGTTTTAGCCATTTTATATTCGGCTTCTTTCATTCTTTCTTTTGAGGCTTTTTGTAGATCCTTTAGGAAAGACTTGTTAAAATCATCGCCGAAATAATCTTTTGACTTAACTTTTTCAGCATCTTTGTACTGAGGGTCGTTTAATTTTGACTCGCCTGTTGGTTCGTCCATCGCTGTCATTTGATCCAACTCATATGGATCGTTAACATTGCGAACTCTGAAGTGGCTAAAGTCCAATCCGACGTTATTCTTGATTGCCATTGAAATTTCTTGTGGAGTTACAGGATATGTACAGGTGTTTTCAAATACACTCACTTCAACATTCTCAAGTTCAGGAAAATCTTTTACTTGTTTTTGAATTGGTGTATTGCCAACTTTCTTTACGCTATCACAACCGTATTTTTGTAGGCTTGCGTGTACACGCTCCTCAAAACCTTCAGGAATTTCCCCCGCAACCTTAATTCTAAAGTTGTAGGTTTTAGCACTTTCCGTTAAATATTCTTTCAATGACTTCATGCTCATATTTATCACTCTCCACGCAATTTCTTCAGCAATTCGTTACGATCTGCTAGGACAAATCCTTGCCCATTCATAATATCCTCCGGATCTGCTCCGGAATCCCTGTCAATCTTCAGCTTTTTAAGTTTTAGATCAACTGCTTTTAACTTTTTATCCATTTTTGCTGTTTTAGCATCAATGGCATTCTTAAGCATACTGCCCGCTACCTCAAAAATACGTCCACTGTAGCGCACTTCCACGTTCATGCCCAAATCCATTAGGTCATCGTAGGCGGCTTCTGCTTTTTTGGCTAGATTATCCAGCTCAGAATCTGACATGTCGTCTAGCTCTTGTATGGCAGGAAGATCAGAAGAGATAGCAGAAAGTTCCTTGTAACTTCTTTCAAGGCTCCTAACATCATTCTTGCTAGGTTCTTGGTCAGAGGTTACTTCTTTTTTCTGTTTTTCATCTAGATCAAATAGTTCTTCTAATTTCTTTGTCATACTGTTACTTATCTCCGTTTGGTGCCTTGGTGAAAAATATCTTCTTCGTTGACTATCCTAAATTTTAGTCCCTGTTGCTTACACCAAGCACTTGCGGCTTCCCACTTTGCTAGATTCTTTACATATTGTTCTTGATTGTATAGACTCTTGCCCAATCTTTCTCTAAACTGCTGATTGCTGGGCTTTACTTCAACAACCTCGGCATGCTTTCTTCCATTCTTGTCCTGATATACAATAAAAAAATCAGGAACATAAATTGTGTACTTTCCTGTTAGTGGATCCTGGTATGGAATTTGTACGCTTTCACTAGCCCAGTTTTGAACTCCTTGATGTTCATCTAGCATTTTCATGAAAACAAATTCCCAACTGCTTCTAGCCAATGGTGTTTTCTTCCCGATATATTTCTCGGGATTCTTCATGCTAAATTTTCCCTGAGCAAATTTTGCCATTATATGATTACGTTTCTTTTTTCAAATTCAGTTTTCTTAGTATCAATTCTAAAACCAAGAGCAGAGGTTGGAAGTCTGTTGCTGTTTAATATTTCACCAACCAATGATGATAGTTGTAGTGTTTCTAGTCCTTTAAGGCTTTCAATTAAATTTCTTACAGGAACACCATCTCTCTTGGATTGTTGTAGCAATACTAAACTTGTCACGATGGATGCTTGTTCACCAAATCCTTTTTCTTTCAAGAATGCTACTGTTGAATCAACTTCGTCGCCCTTGAATTCAAAACCCGGAACACCGTATTCATTAAAATACAAAAGTGTCTTGGTAGCACTATCTATTCTTTGTTTTGGTGGTAAATTAGAAACTACTGATTCTGATCTTGCCATGAGTTTACTGTCCTCCGCTACCTGGGAAACTTACTCCAGGCAAACCTGATATGGTGTTTACTGCCCTGTTTGGAGTTAGTGCTATATTAAATGCTTCTGCCCTTAGTGTGTCACCATTAATATTACCTATATTTCTATATAGATTAACAGCACCAAGAGCCGCTTGTAACACTCCTACGCTTCCTTGTCCTAGACCTTCTTTATAAAGATCACCAAAGATTTCTGATGATCCTGCGTTAATTACTTCTGCGGCACCACTGATGATTCCGCCAGGACCAAATATACTGCTGGTGCCTCCGCCTAATACTGATAGAGGAGACGGTGTCTGATCGTAATTTATCTCGCCAAACCCTGTTGGCTCACCGCCCTTTGTTATTGCTCCAGACCCATACAATACCGTTTCATACTTTAGGGTCATGTTTGATTCCATTGGGGCACCGCTTTGACTGTAATCAACATCGCCGTGATCCCAAGTAACAATATGAGGGTTGACTAGTTGATAACTGTTAAATCTTTTCTTTGCCATGGTATAGATAGTTACAGATTTTAGGAAAGGTTCTTCTACACCAAGCTGATCCAAACCATATTTAAATCTATTGGTAGTGTCGTTGCTTTTTCTATACGGTCCCATGTTTACCGTACTCCAGGCATCATTGGTGTATTGCTGTCTCTCTGGAGAATAGTAACCATAATACAATGCCCAAAGAGCGTTGGTTATACCAGCACTGTCATCGTGCATCTTAACGCTTACGGGCTCATAATTGATTTGCTTGTAGATAATTTTCTTTTTGTTGTACTGATTCATTGTATCAGTTTCAAAATTAAATCTTGGAAGGCTAGCACTTTTTACCAGCATGCCAATATCATTTTTATAATTTAAAAGGAATTCCTTGCTTCGTACAGCCTTGGGATTAACTTCAAAATAAACATGAAAAGAAAATTTTGTACGAGGAGCCTTTGCCATTGCTCCATCAACGAACATGCGTGAGGCGTGGCGATTATCTCCCAAGTTACCCTTGGGATTAGTTAATCCTTGTCCTACGCCTGTTAAGAATCTTGTGAATTTGTCTGCCATACTATTATTTAGCCACAAAAAAAGCCCGGGGTTTTATGCCGGGCTTTAGTTGTTCAACAAACTATCTAAATATAACTTTCTTTATTATACCGTGCCGCCACCAGTTGTTAGAGCACCAATTGTTCTGGCACCGATATTTCTACCAATACCGTCTACGCCGCCGCCTCTGTATTGGATAGCGTTGTCGTATCTTAGGTTCAGTGAAATAGTTGCTGGTTCATTTGATGTGTAGTTTAGATCACCGTAGTCGATGTTCTGTACAAATGTACCATAAAGCTCAAATGTTTCTAGAACGTTTGGTGTTTGAGTTCCGTTACCACCGTCTAGTATTTCAATGAGTGTTGTAAACTTATAATCTTGTCCTGAAGCTGCACTTGCTTGCTCGAAGAAGTCGAACTGCTTCTGGATTTGCTCACCGCACAATCTTTGGATTGTTCCACTTGCGTCATCACGAACGTTAAGTGTAATTGCTTCCCAGTTGTGTCTACCTGCTAGATAGATACGTGAGTTGTAAACAGGAATTTCCATTTCTTCAAAGTTGATCTTTGGACGAGTAACATCCATTACCTGTTTTGTTAATTCTGTTGGTACAGTACCGTTAGCGCCGAATCCCTGTAGTATCACCCTAAAGCGATACTTTAGTTTAGGCATCAGCAAGCCTTGGTTTGAACTTGAATTATCTGTCTGTAGTGGGACAGTTAATTTTGATAGTGTTGAAATTGCCATTTTTTATGCTCCAGTTATATACTTTTATTTAGCCATTTTGCTAATGGGGGCTTTCACCCCCATCAACCTTATGCTGTTGCTTGTCCCTGAATCTCTCCAGTGTTCTTGAGTCTTAGTGGAATGTAAATGAACTCAATTGATTTAACTGGTTCAATCGCAATATCCACGTATAGCTCGTTACGATCAATTCTTGCGGCTGTGTTGTTTGATTCATCACATACCACAGCAAAGTCGTAAAGTGCTCTTAGTCCAACTAGCTCAAGAAGTAGACTTTCAACTGCCTGCTTGATTTCGTCTCTAGTGATCTTGTCATTAGGTTCAAAAACAAACGGTTTAGCAAGTCTGTTAAGTTGTGTTCTTAGGTAAATTACCAAGCGAGCAACATTGATTCTA